ATGGAAATTCCAAGTGGATGTCGTGCCAGCGGGAGCGGTGAGATCCGCATAACCTGTAATCGCATTAGGAATGGATTTAACAGGGTGCAGACCGGGCCAACCGGCAGCGGTGACGTCATCGTCGGGAAACGGGTTACAAAGATTGAGGTAAGCTTGAAACGCTTCATGCGTTATCAGGTTTCTCTCTTCTGCCGATGCGACCAATTTGGCGAGTCGGCGAGGGACGGGGCGGTGAGCGGTAGGAGCAACGGCTTGTGTATCCATTGCAAATTGTAGTATTTCAGTTCGGCTCGAGGGTGGCGATTTAAGCACCGAACTACTCAGAGTATCTGGCCAACAAATCAGACCAGGTGAAACTGAATCACCCGTATCACATGTAAGCGAATACTCAAGTCCGAGTTGTTGAGACAAGTAGTATTCACGTGGCTGCAGTTTTTGGGCAAATGACCCATGAAGGATTTTCGATACACTTTCGTGCACGTGCCTTATAATATTGTATTTCTTTTTGCTATAGGCTAAAAGCTCAGCATAGGAACAGAGGGTCTGCAAAACCTCTGATGGTTTGGACCGGTGCATGGTGAGATGCAAACAGGGAATGGCGTCGGGATCAGCGAAGGCATAAACGTAGGGGAAAGGATTTCCGAGAGGGTGGAAACTACCTCCCAGGAAGGTGAGTTTTTCGATCTCTCCAGAAGGGACTGTAAGATCGTCGTCAAGCTTCAGCGTGACCCCCATCTCGGCGTAGCACATGCGGCGGAACTCATACGAGCCGAAAACAGCATCGTTAGTGGCGCCGACATGGTCATCGGAGTAGAGGGACACAGTAAGAAGAGAGTCGACGGTCTGCTGGTTGATCCTACTGCCGAGTGCGCGCAAGCGTCGCACAGCAGCGTAGTAGAGTATCAAAGCGTGATACAGACTGTTATCGGAAGTCGTGCATGCCTGTCCTGAAGGCTGGCAGTCATCAAGAACGATTTCACCAGAAGGGAGGACAACCTGCTTGTTAGATAGAACCTCGTAGATGTAAGTCAACGCGTCAGCACTATCTGTGGGAGACAGCGCTATGCGTATGTCACGGATGAGGGAGAAAGCGGGACCTCGGATGGACGAATCGAACTTGGTTGCATCGCCTTTGAAGACCAGAGAATAGTCTTTAAAGCGAGTTGCTAGCTTATTCATATACCCTCTTATTGGCGAACAGCCGTACGCGAACCAAGGGTGTGAGCCGGATTTGAGGTATGTGTCGAGTTTTTGAGTGTGAACTTTTTGGAGCATGTAAAAGTGCGTCGGGGGAAACACAATAGCTCTAAGGTTATCACACCGCAATTTCTTAACAGGCAAAACCTCACTTTCCTTATGGTTGTAGCGAAAGAGGGGGGCAGGGTAGTCACGATACCTGTTACAGTAGTCGTGGATGTCGAAGTAATGGTTCAGAGCAGCCTTAACCTTTGTTGAGCAGCATTCGAAACCGACCCCAGATGCACCATGGGGTGTTATCTCGATGTCACCAAGAAGGGTCGGGGGCTCGCGAGAGAAAGGAAGTAAACTTTGTATAAGTAGTTTCTTTGCGAGTTCAAGATCAGCAGGGACCGGGTTAAAGGTTTGCGGAAGGCGTCGGATGGCAACAGAACTGTTGACTGCACCAACACAGCCCCTGGAAAGGCCATGCTGGCTAGGTGGTTCCACACCGTGGTCGCGCAGGATATCACTCCAAGCACCACTGAAGGTGTAATCGGAGGTGAATTCTCCTGAGAACGACTGCGGTTCGTCAGTGACGTGCCCGTACATGTAGTCCAAAGTGTCGAAGTTGTATGGGGACACGAAGTTGCCCTTGGCGCGCGTGCGGGGGTGAAGCGAATCGCGGCATCCAACGGGGCGGGAGAGTGGGTTGGCAAACTGGCTGGATAATTGCACTTGTAAAGGAATGTCCGCACTCGAGCTAGCCAAAGCATCGGTGGGAGGTGCGAGCACGAGGGGGTTACTCGCTGCTTCCGGCAGGAAACGGCGGCAGTTCAGGAGGAAGTTGAGCACCGGCACCCTTGGAAGAGGCAGCACCCTTAGGGGGGAACCTCTTGCGAATAGCATCCGCGATCGCGTCACAAACCTGGTTCCAGGGCAGGAAACCGTTGGTAAGGCCAGGTTGAATCGCGCTCGTGTGCACGCCAACGAGCTTGCCAGCTGAGGCAACACCAGCAACAAAGACAGGAGATCCAGAATCACCAGAACATGTAGATGCCGTGTGGACGATGCGCGAGGTGCCATCTGCTTGAATCAAAGGGAAGGAAGTGTGCGAAACACCGGCAGAGATGTGGTTGAGGGTTTTGACACCGATCACCAAGCCCTGAAGGGGCATGTCGGGTGCACAAGTCCAAACATCGAGACTCATGGGGATGTTGTACCCCTTGTCGGATGGCAGAAGAGCGGCGCAGTCGCCGTGGGAGGCGATCAGGGTGCAGGGAACGAGACGATCACCAATCTGCACGCTCGCGCTCTGAGACGTTCCCAGAACATGTTTGGCAGTGGTTACCACACGTCGACCTTCAATAGTCGTAATGAAACCGGTTCCGTGGCGGTCACCAGCGGAAACCTTGTAGACAGGAGGAAGATTGTAGGGGATGACGGGTGCGCTCTGAATCAGTGCTTCGTCCTTCGAGGGCTCACGTGCGGGGGCGGGGTCAGCAGCCGCGGGCACATACCCAAGATGGTCGAGCGCTGGAATGGAGCACTCGTCGTCCTCATTGTTTCCAATGAGCATGGTTAAGACACTCTGGAAAATCGGCGCAAATTCCTTGGAGATGAGGCCGTTGTGGTAAGCTGCAAGAAGGCCGGAGAAGACACTTTCGTCGCGGGGAGCCGATCCAAAGGCGCGGTCGTGAACACGGTCCGCCTTAAGCGCACCGTGGAACTTGTCCGCGCGATCAGCATCAGCGTGCTTGACGCGACGGCGGCCGACGTAGAGAGGGTCAAAGGTGTCTTCGCAAACCGCAGCGACTTCGACGTCGGGGGCAGGGTCAGAGGTCTCAGAGAGCTTGGCAAGCTGCTTACGCAACATAACGATGAAAACAACTGCACAGACAGCGGTAATTATCACAACGGCACCCCACTTGGCGTGGCGGAGGCGTGAAGAGATTGAGTCAGTCAGTTGCTGAATATCGTAGTTACCGGACATGTACCTCGCGACGTCTTCAGAAATGCCAGTAGAGTCACCGGCCTCGGAGTAGGCAGCGCGCAGGGCAACATATCCATCATCAACGACAATGTGGTTCATGTACATGCGAGGGAAGTTACGTACAGTTTCACAGAAGGCTTCTCTCTGCTGAGCCTCACCAGACTTTTCGTGAATAGTCATGATGCCGCGCAGATACGCAGGCATGACGTCGGAGATCACGACGCGTCCAGTGGAAGCATCAAAAGTGACAGGATGACCATAAGCACCCTGGAAGTTCCAGAGGATGCGCGCACCGTTCTTTCGCATCTTACGAACCGCAACCTTGACACGGTCATCGCTGGGAACGTCCCTCTTTCGACCTGCATCGTTGGAGCTAGATGCGGAGTCATCATAGACAACGTCATCATCTTCAGCTAGCTGGTCGTAGGGGGTGAGGTTTTTGCCGAGGTCAGTACCGGTGAAGGTGTCGGACACGGCCACATAGCGAGAGGTACCGCGAGTCTTAGCGACGCGCTTGTTGGTAAGCACGGCTGAAGCCATGATACGCGAGCTGGTGGCGGTGACAAAGGTGTCGAAAAATGTGAAGTCGGGGCGCTTGCCTAGTGTACTCAGCCAGGTGCCAGTCTCATAAGCAGCCCACTCATCATACAACTTGTCTTCAACAGTCACATCACTGACATGATCGACGAATGAAGGAGTGGCGTTCCAGACCTGCCTCGCAATACGAGTGATGAACTCGAGGTTGCGAGCATGGGAGAAAACGTTAGTGACTCCAATCACAGTTCCGGCGCCTGTAATGACGAGAACGATGACGTTGACGATGTGCGTGATAATGTCAGTCGTAGTCTTAACTTCATCAACCATAGCACGTCGTTTAGTGCGAATCCAAGCAGCAGTCTTGCGAACGGCGATCCAGAAAAGGGGCAAACCCACAATGAACGGGACAACGCGAAGTGCGACGTCCGGCAATGAGGAAACAAGCCCTTTCTTAACGTCGTCAACGAGAGCTATAGCGACATTGCGCGACTGGCGTCTGATCTTAGTACGGACCATGGGCACAGCGCCTAGAAGCATGAGCAAGGAAAGGAGACACGCGACGGTTACGGAAATCCAATTCGGCACGTTGTTGGACAAATACTCGAACACACCAGTGCCAGAGACACGGGAAATGAGGAAGTACGTCGCGAAGGCGGCCGAAATGCAAAGGTAGACAATAGTGACATGTGACTTGAGAGCGGAAAAGATGCGCTTCAGAGCGGAAGCGGTGCTGGAAAAAAAAACCTGCACAAGAGACCAGGTTGAAGTAACGATGAGGATCAACCCAAAGAAAACAAAGACAAAAAGAAATCCGAACTCCGCGGACGACACACCATGCTGTTCCAGCAGCAAGGCGAGTTGGTTCCAATAAGAGATCGAGAGCGGGAGACTCGACTCGGTGGTATTCATGACCGATCGAGAAAGATGAAAGTAATTAGGCCGTGACTAAACACGAGGAATTTACTATTATCA